GATCATACGGCTACGAAAAAGGGTTAGACAAATTAGAGGGTCTAACAAAACAATGTGCCAAAGCTATTTGGAAATCGTTTGACCCTCAAAACGGTGATAACTTCAACGAAATGTCTTGCCGTTCGCAATTTGTGAGGAACTATGAGTCGCAAGAAATAAGGGAACGTGAGCGGTTGAGATTGTCTAACTCTATTAAAGATAATCATTTATTGTTAAAGGCAAGGGAAAAAGCAGAACGTGAACGTGCATTGATTGGTGCTGGTCAAAAGAAAATTGAAATGACCTCTACAGGTAACTTGGTAGAGGTAGCCAAAGAACCAGTAGATGTAACAGAAATAATCAACAAAAGCAAAATATCAGATAAAGGAAAAGAGTTATTAAAACAAGCAATAGGGGGTTAAACGTGAGGGAAAGAGTAAAAGAGTTTGATGTAAGTGTAAATGTTAGCTTTAATGTTAGTTTTCAAGTACTGGCAAACAACGAGGCGCAGGCAAGAACCAAGATTGAAAACTTGCTAGAAATCATGCGGAATGAGGCAACAGTCGATTGCCATATCCATCCTAGCTACGATGTGTACGTGGATGATACAGAGGCAACATTAAATCAAATCAGTTATTGGTAAGGAGTGATAGATTATGTTAGTTAAAGATGAAACAAAGTATTGTTGGGTTGATGATGAAGTGGCTGGCGATCCGCAAGATAGCATTGAAATGGCTATCGCAGATTATGTAGATAACGAATACGACTACGGCGATTTTGGTAGCTTAAGTCGAGAAGAGTTATTACAAACAACAATAGAAGTCGGTCATCCATACCAATATGTGCCAGAGGTAGACGGCGAGCGTGTAATTTGGGATGTATGTGATTATAACTTAGATGATGAAATCGCTGAATGGTCAGACAATTACATGAAAGATGTTAAAAATGAACATATTGACGAACTAAGTGAAGAACTAACGAATGTATTTCAAGCATGGGAAAAACGTCATGGTTATGAGAACCGAGCATTTGTGGTACAAGAAACAAAAACATATCGAATTAAAGATTATATTAAGGAGGTTTAGATGAATACGGTACAAATTCTAGGTAATTTAGCACGTGATCCAGAAGTGCGTTATACCCAAAGTGGTCGAGCGGTGGCCACATTTACAGTAGCAGCAACGAACACATACATTGATAGTGCTACAAATGAAACGAAAGAACAAACTGCTTTTATCAACTGTGTGGCTTGGGGCAAGTTAGGCGAGAGCGTAGGTAACTTGCGTAAAGGCAATAGAGTGTTTGTTGAGGGTAGAATACAAACACGCTCTTACGAAACCACAGATGGTCAAAAACGATACGTAACAGAAGTGGTAGCTGGCTTTGTAGGAACATCATTGATGAATGATGATAACGCACCAAGCAATTTTGACAATTTTGCAGATGATAAAAGCAACGATGAAAATGTTCCGTTTTAAGGAGTGAATAAAGATGGTTGAATTATTGGTTGTGGCGAGTTGTGGAACTGCTACATATAAAACAGAAACATATAAAAATAAAGAAATGTTTCAAAACGATATTGAAAATGTGAATAATGGCTATAAGACGTTAATTACTTTTACAGACGAATTTGGAAAATTCGTTGCCGTATCTCCTGTTAATTGCGTTATCGAATGTGAAGATTGTAAGGAGTGAGTATTAACATATGAATGAATACCAAATTATTAAACAAATAGGTGAATGTCCTAAATGTGGATGCAAAGAGTTTATTATAACTTCAAAGGTTGATGGTGAAGTTTCTTATTTTGTAAATCTTGATGGTGAAGAGTGTGATAATTCGGAGATGTATTCAGGGTTAGATTATCACTATGACGAATGGTGCGTTTGTGCAAATTGTGAAAAAAAACTATTTAAATATAGAGACTATTATGCTAGTGGTGATTTTTTACTTGAATAAAACAACGAAATAAGGGGTTTACTTCCTTATAATCCAATGTTTGGTCAACACAAAGGCAAGACATTTGGCTGGTATTTTTTAAGGGTTAGGAGTAAATATGTTACAGATAACAGTATTTATAAATGGTGCGACTAGAAGATATTTTACAAATTCATTTAAAGAAGGCGAAGGAATGAAAAGTGAATTACATAATTTTTTAGTTGCTATAACAAATGTTGATTTGGGGAATAGAAAAAATATTGGTTTTGTAGATGTGGTAACCGGTACAAATGTTTTTGTATCACCTGTAAGTTGTTTAATCGAAGTCGAGGAAGTGGCGGAAGAATGAAATTAGTACAAAGAAAGCGTAAACAACAATACATAAAAGCTTATTGTCTAATGTATCCGTGGTACACATACGAAGCGCATTGCGAATGGGTTGAAGCGGTAACTTATGCAAGTCCGGGGGCTAGAAATAAGCCGGATAAATTTAAGCACGGGCGGCATTGTTTGAAGTGGCTGCTTGAATACGATGCACACTCAATGAGTGGTGAAACGAACATATGGGGCATAGTAAAGGGTGAATAATGAAACAAGCATTAATAAAAGGCGCTAAAAGCGATGAATGGTACACACCAATAGAAACAGTCAGAACAATGCTTGATGTATTCCCGCCAAAAGTTGGCGATAAAATCTTATTGCCGTTTGATACAGATAAAAGTAATTTCACAAAGATTATTACAAGCGAATATGATCCATTAGCTATATACGGCATTAGTGATTTTCTAATTAAAGAATATGAATTTGATTATTTAATCACTAACCCGCCGTATAGCAATAAAGATGAAATTATAGCGCGATGCATCGAAACGGGGCGCCCGTGTGTACTGGTATTGCCTATAGATACACTGGGGGGGGTACAACGGCATAAATTATTTAGCAAAACCAATATAAGCGTATACGTACCAACTAAGCGCATTAAATTTATAAGTGAAACGGGCGAGCATACAAAATCGCCCGCACATCATAGCATTATTGTTATGATTAATGCGCCGAAAACGGAAATAGCGTTTGAATATCAAAATAAAGGGCGTGGCAGATGAAAAAACTTGTAAAAGCAAATGATCTAACATATACACATGAACAATTTGCAAGTGCTTTAACCATTGTTATTGGAAATAGAATTTTAAAACCAAAAGTAACGGCAAACTCTTATTGTATTATGCTTGAATACAATGTCAAAAATGGCAGAAAGCCGGGGCGGTTACGGCAAGTAATTTCAAAAATGAACATGCAACATTTTAACGGAACAATGGAAACATATTTGTATCATGTTAAGGAACAAATCAAGCATTTATTAACAAAAGGGGAATTGAATTATGACGAATGAACAAGGGGCAAAATGGCTATTACAAGAAATGTACGATGAGGGGTATCGTGATATAAAAGTATTTGGCGTATATGCGTATTTCGTAAACCCAATTTTTATTGAAAATGGCGGACATTTTAAGGTGCGCGAGCATACGCCGCGTATTCCATGTAAGGTGCTGGGGTTGGAAACCGGTAAAAAGGAATATTCCATTGCAAGCCTATTAGGTATTGTGGAATGGGATAAAGTACCAGTTGATACACCAGTTATTGCAAAAACTTTACTTAAAACAAAAAAACTTTATTTTGCAAAATACGAAAATGGACTTGTACATTGCTTTACGAATGGGCAGACGTCGTGGAGCCGTGAAGATAACTATTATTGGTGCTATCCAAAAAATGATGTGTTATTGGCAGAAAGGGCGTTAAATGAGTGTAATTGATATTACTTTAAAGGGGCGCCCAGCGACTAAAAAGAATAGCGGCCGTATTATATCCAGAAATGGAAAGCCTATTATAATACCGTCAGAATCCTATATGAATTATGAAGAAAATTGCTTGTGGCAATTAGCCGGAAAGAAGCTGCACATATCCGGAATTATTATTGTTGAATGTAAATATTACTTGCCAAATAAAAGAAGCTGGCCGGACTTAATCGGCTTGCTACAGGCAACAAGCGACATTCTGACAAAAGCCGGCGTGATAGATGATGATAAATGGATATGTTCGTATGGTGAAAGCTGCATAGCGGGAATAGACAAAGAAAACCCGCGTGCAGAAATTCGTATCATGGACAGACGAAATGCCGTATTGGAACAACTTTTAAAATAGGGGGATATTAAATGGGTTTAATCTGTAAGGTAAAGAAGTTTGTATTTGGTCGTGAAAAAGAGAACATAATCAAGGTTAAGCGGTTTATGAATGGCGTATTGTTACCTAAAACGAGCAGTGCAGATGCTGCCGGAATGGATTTTTACCAACCGGAAAGCGTTGTTATAGAACCGCATCAAACGCAATATGTAACGCTAGGTCTGGCAATGGAAATCCCAAAAGGATATATGTTAATGTTGGCGCCACGATCTAGTATGAGTAAAACTCCGTTAGTTATTCCAAATTCGTTCGGTGTGATTGATGCAGATTACCGCGGGGAAATTAAAGGTATCTTTAAAAACACAAGTGATGTTGCGTACACAATACAAAAAGGTGATAGATTATTGCAAGGTATCCTTGTACCAGTTGGCGCATTGAATTTGTTAGAAGTTGATGAGCTAACAGAAACGGAGCGCGGTTCTGGTGGTATTGGTAGTACGGGAAAATAGCCATGATTAAATTATTGTTTGATGCTGCATTGGCGTTTTCGTTAGTTATAGCGTTGTTTAAGTTGATATCATTATTTGCGATGTAGTTGATAAGGGGCAATATAAACGCCCCTTTGATACAAATAGGTGAAAGGGGAAATGTATAATGCCTATTATTGATCCGATGTATTTGTATTTGATTGAGGTACTGCATAATTTAGATGTGATAAATAATCTTGTTTTTGTTGTATTGGCGTTTGGAATGATTTTAGTTGGTAGAATGTATATTATTGACGATTACGCAAGGGAAACGCTTGAACCGCACAAAGGCAAAATTATTGCGTTATTTGTAGCCTTTGTGATTAGTTGTATGATCGCGGTATTAATTCCTACAAAAAATGCGATGTATAAAATGCTAATTGCCAGCTATGTAACAACTGACAATATCCAAATTGTGAACGATGCTATTAAAACCAATTTACAGGACTATTTGAACATGTTAGGGGAAACAGTTAAGAACATGAAATAAAGGGGAGTATATGACGGATAAAGAATATAGAGAATTAGCTAAAGAGTACCTAGAACCGATTAAATTAATCACAATGAAAATTAATTCATTGAAAGAAGATCTAAAGCATTTGCAAAGCGATATTACAACTATAGGGGCCGTTGATTACTCCAAGGAACGCCTAACAGGTGGCGGAACACCGGGCGGACTGGAGCAACAAATTATACGCCTTGAAAGCAGACGTGATGCAGTACAAGAGGAAATAGGGAAGCTGGTTGATGAGCGAGAAACCGCAGCAGAAATTATCAATCTATGCACACAAGATAAAGAAAATATATTATTAATGCGTGAGTATATTGACGGCAAAAGCGCCAAGCATGCAAAATACTTTACAGACCTAGAAAAGTCGCAAGCCAATGAACTAAAGACGGCTGGACTCATCAAGGTAGGGTATTATTTGCATCATACATATTACCCAAGCATGCATAATGCTAAAACGGTAAAATCCGGAATACATCGGACTATATCGGAAACATGCGGAAAAGCATAATATAGTATAATTATAGTGTCATATGTAGCTTTTAAAGGCATTGACTAAATTCTCCCAATAAACATACAACACAACGGGGAACATTGGGCCGTTCCCCTTGCGTGTTGTATACAGGCACTGGCGTTAAATTCCTTTCACGAACACATGCTATTTGAGATACGATCCTTGTTAAAATATGTACTTCCTAATATCATAACTATTTGTACGATTTCATAGATTGTCAGCGCTTGTATAGAACATACAAACAAAACGAATAAAACAAAAATAAAATGGGGTATATCCACGGCGATATATCCCATTTCTTGTATAAAAGTAACATTTAATTATTTAAAACTGAACATGCTGCATTTATTATGTAAAGGTTTTAGACCAAATTAACCAAAATTGTTTTGATGTCAGATCACATTAAGTTGTGGTGTGTTCGGTTTTGAGTGATTAAAAAAAGCCGCTATTATCTAGCGGCTAACATATGGCGTATTTGATTATTCATTTCTTGTTGGTACTCATCTATAGTATCGAATATTGTTTCACGTAGATTAAAAGCGGCGAATGCATCGTATATAGAGTTGGTGTATTGGCGGAGTAGTTCGCACTTTTCAGCGATATAACGAAGCATCATAATAATGTTACTTAAATCGTCATAACCTAGCATTTGAATTATACCGTCATTATTGTGTTTGATACCTGTATAGGTAGCTTGAAGTGTTTCAATGTTATTAAGTTCGTTGTATTTGATCGCGTTTTTGATTTCTTGAATTGTCATTTGCATTGTTTTATCCTCCTATTTATTCTTTTGAATTGCATTTAACATTTTAACTGCCATATTGATTACATATTTAGGGGCGTTAGAACCGTATTCCCAATCTTGGAAAGTGCGGAGCGGCATCTCTAAGAATTCAGCCGCAGCCTTTTGAGTGAGACCCGCTTTTAAACGGGCCTCTTTTATTTTGTTGTTTGAAGTGGGCATTATTTAATCTCCTTATTCATAAATGTGAGTTGCGATAACTTGATTATTTGTGTCTAGTAATTGCCATTCAAAACCGAATGACATAGTTGAAATAAATTCAGATGCTTGTGATTGGTTATCGAAGTTCCAAGTTTGGTTTGAGTTCAAGTCTTTTAGTGTGTACATTTTTATTTCTCCTTGTGAGTAACTATTGGGGTTCATTTCCCTTACCTTGATTAGAGTATAACACGGTTACCGCGACACGTCAACCGTATTTTTAAAATTACACGGAATGTGAAATATGATTATTTGAAAGGATAGCAATATGACGCAAATTCATTGCGATAGAAAGCATTGCTTAAACAATGATAAGCACGGCATATGCACGGCTGAAACAATCGAATATAACGGACGATGCCAAACATATTGCACTAGCAAACACGCATCTAAGCAAGCGGCCGGAATATGTCAGCGATCACATAGGCGTATGAAAGCAAAAGGTAATAACATTCTAAAATAAGGGGGTGAATATCAATGAACTACATGCCTAAAATTAAAAAGGTAATTACGGCATTACAAGTTAAAAAGGGTTTAAGGTATGTGATTGATACTCGCCAATCATGGAGCAAGTGGGATAAACCGTTTAAAGTATTTATCGTGAGTCGTATGTATAACGAAGCAGAATACGCAAAGGCGTTCCCAGAGAAGTATAAACAAAACCCGTTTAAAGAAGGTCAATTATATAAGAAGGTGGCTGAATACGATACATTAAAGCCACATGAGTTGTTATTATATCTAGTTAATGTGTTGAAAGGTGGTGAACGTAGTGAGTGATATTAAATTAAAACCTAAAGAGTTAATATTTGCAGAAGAATGGCTAAAGACTACGAACGCCACACAATCAGCAATAAAGGCTGGTTATAGTGAACGAACGGCGTATTCGGCTGGTAGTCGACTGTTGAAAAAAGTTGACGTAAAACAATATATAGACGAACGACTAGCAGAAATGAAAGAAAATAGCATTGCTGATACTGACGAGGTAATGCAGTTCTTATCTAGCACGATGCGTGGTGATATCCCAGACCAGTTCGGATTAGATCCAGCGTTGAATGATAGGCTAAAAGCAGCTGAATTGATTGGTAAACGCTATAAGTTGTTTACAGACAAGCAAGAAATTAGCGGAACAGACGGCGAACCTATTAAAGTAGTGTTTACAGGAATGCATAAAGAATAACGGAGAATTGTATAAAATTATCAGAATATGGGGTATATCCACGGCGATATATCTCATTTTTTGTATAAATCTATCAAAAATGGAAATAACGATTGACTATAAGCCAAACGAAAAACAAAATATATTCCACAATACAACGGCACCGTATGCGGTGTATGGTGGCGCTCGTGGTGGCGGTAAAACAAAGTCATTGATTATGGATGTACTGATTTACGCATTAACCTATCCGGGGAGCCATTGTTATATATTCCGTGAAACATATCCAAATTTAGAAGCCAACGTTATCCGCGAATGGATACGAAGCGTACCGCCGGAATTATATAAGTATTCCGACCAGAAACACATAGCAACGCTAAAGAACGGCAGTCAAGTGCTATTCCGCTATGTGAAGAACGATAAAGATGCCGAGGGTTATCAAGGTCAAGAATTTGATTATCTAGGCATTGACGAATTAACCAAGCATACGGAACGCACGGCCGAATTATTAACGGCTTGTCTTCGTAGTGCAAAAGGCTTTCCTGTTCGTTTTCGTGGTAGTTGTAACCCCGGTGGCCGTGGGCATGGTTGGGTTAAGCGTAAATACGTAGAAGCAACCAATTACGGTGAGAAAACTGTGATAGATCAGACCACAGGACTTGAAAAAGTATTTATACCGGCACAGGTATATGACAATTACGTATTAATGAAGAATGACCCTAACTATGTAAAGCGTTTGGAAGCATTACCAGAGCAAGAAAAGAAAGCGTTCTTGTATGGCGATTGGGACGTATTCATTGGGCAAGTATTCACTGAATTTAATCGAAGTGTACACGTAGAAGAGCCTTTTGAAATTCCGCAAGGGTGGACAAGGGTTCGTTCTATGGACTGGGGTTTTAGTAAACCGTTTAGCATTCATTGGTACGCTATTGATTATGAAGGCGTAGCGCATTGCTATCGTGAATATTACGGTTGCACAGGTGAGCCGGATGTAGGATTAAAACTAACACCAGATGAAGTCGCTGCCGAAATGGCTAGGTTAAGCGAGGGTGAAACCTACGCATATGATATAGCTGATAGGGCGATATGGCAGAAGGACGACCGCATGAAGTGGAGTGTTCAAGGTGAATCTATTGCCGAAATATTTGCACGTCATGGAATTAACTTCATAAAGTCTAATTCTGAACGCATCCCGGGTAAGATGATGGTTCATACTTACCTAAGGGAGAAGAAAATCAAATTCTTCTCTACATGTAAGCATATTTTGAGAACGTTACCAGAATTAGTGTATGACGAAAGCAAGCCAGAAGATGTGGATACAACGCAAGAAGATCATGCATATGATGAGTTTAGATATTTTTGCATGAGTAGACCTATCACACCTAAGAAACCGGAGAAACCATTTAATGACGGCTATAGATACGATGATGATACAGAAGGGGAAGTTACTGCATGGGGTGTATGAGTGAAAAGGCGTTGCGTGATTACGCCTATAAGGTGCTAAAGTCGGAATATGGTGAGAGTGAAGAAAAGGGCGTTATTATTCCGGCTAAATATACCGATGAAGAATTAGCAGAATTTGCACGAGCCATGCCACAATGGCAAATAGAGCAAATGTACGATATGATTTATGGTTCTGAAATGGTGGAATAATGAATATAGAACAAACATTTGATATATACGAAGCAAAAAACAATGTTAAAAAAGCATTAGAAGCCACGTCAGACTGGCGCAAGGCTGCTGCTGAGGACTTTGCATTTATGCAAGGCAAGCAATGGGAAGATGCTGATTTAACTAAAATGCGTGAAGCTGGACGGCCGGCGATCACAATTAATAGAATTAGACCGGTTATTAATCTGTTATGCGGTTATGCATCACAGAACGAAACAGAACCGGACTTTTTACCACGTAGTGAAGAAGATGACCGCATCAGTCGAGTGGCTAAAGGGATTACAAAATACTGCTTAGACCGTGCGAATTATCAACGAAACAAAGGCAAATGCTTCCGTGATAAAATTATATGCGGTTTAGCCAATTATTGGGTAAGTTATGAATTCGACTATACGAAGTTAGACGGCACAATTCAAATAGAACGTGTTTCTCCGTTCGATGCGTTCATAGATCCCGAATGTAAAAAAGATGATTTAAGCGATGCGCAATATGTTGGCCGATATAGCTGGGAAGGTACGGCGAAGTTAAAGCAAGTATATCCAGATAAATCCGATGAAATCGATACACTTAGACATAAATACGATGATACCGAACAGGAAGCCGGCATTATCGAAACGGTAGACGGTGAAGCGTTATGGTACAACGATAGCTACAATAAAATCCGTGTAGTGCAGTATTGGTATAAGGAATACGGCAAAAAACACGTATTCATGACAAAGGAAGGTTTGATTGATGAAGAAAACCCCTTGTTTGTCGTGTTAATGGCTATGGGGAAAAAACCTACTAGCATACCAGATACTAAAATCAGATATGCGACATTCGCCGATGATGTACTTTTAGAAGAGGGCGAAAGTCCTTATAAACACGGTAAATTTCCATTAGTGCGTGAATATTGCTACTATACTGGCGAACTAGCAGAAGATGAACTAGAACCGGCTGGCGTAGTGCGTGATATTAAGGATGCACAACGGGAACTCAATAAAAACCGTAGTCAACGCATGCATGTTGTTAATCAGCAAAGTTTAGGTGTTAAGTTCTGGACTGGCCAAATAGATGAACGACTTAAACGCGATATCGAAAAGAACAGTACGAAACCGGGAGCGAATATTATGCTTCCTCCGGGTGTAACATTCCAAGACGGAACGCCGGCAATGGATAGCAATATCAATTTGAGCCTTGAACAACAAGCTAGTAATGACTTTTATTCCATTAGCGGTATCACTCCAGAAAGTTTATCTGGTAGCGTTGGCGCTATGAGTGGCAAGGCGATTGATTTACGCCAATCTGTAACTACAGTTCAAACGGCTGGCATCTTTGAACAAGCGAAAGAAGCAGAACGCCAGATTGTTAAATTACTATGGGGTGAAAAGAACGCTCCGGGGTTAATTCCACAATTCTATAACCAAGATAAAGCCATGCGCATTATGGGTGATGATGGGCAAAAAGAATTTGTACAAATTGCACCGGGCCTTAACCAACCAATGCAAGAACAGGTTTTAACCGATGCACTAGGTCAACCGCAGCGTGATGCGGAAGGCAACCCAATCAAACAGGTTTTATATGATCTAAGCTGCTTTGATTTTGATATTGTAATCAGCACTAGCCAAGCCAGCGCAACGGCAAGACGTGCTAACCTCTATAAATTATTGGAAGCTAAGAAATCCGGCGTTGATATTCCTATGGATATCATTCTTGATTTCATGGATTTCCCAGAAAAAGAAACTGTCAATAAACGTATTCAAGAAATGTCAGAAAAGCCAGCTATGCCAGAATTGCGTGTTAGCGGCAACCTAGACGATATGCCAGCAGAAGCATTAAGCATGTACTTACAAACGCTAGGCGTTGAAATTTCGCCGCAACAAATTATGGCGGAACGGTTAGCTTTGAAAGGTAGACAACAAAACATTCAAAATGCACCGCCAATTTTGCCGCCTATGAACGATTTAGGCACTATGTAATATAAACTATCAACACAATAATAAAACGCTCCTACATGGGGCGTTTTTTATATTTCGCCCTAAGCAACGGCGTTAAACTACTTGCACTTATACATTCGCCCGACAACGGCGTTAAACTGTCATATTATTATATTCGTCCAGCAATGACGTAAAAAGGCAAAGGAGTATTTGATATGGAAAAAGATTTAGTAAACATCGAAGAAGCTGGTTTCACTCCAGAAGATTTAGAAAACGCAGGCGTAGAACTGGAAGATACAACCGAAGAAACGAATACACAGGAAGGTGCAAACGATGTTCCCTCTACTGAAACACCGGAAAGTGATGCGAATGATGCGGAAGTAGAAACAGAAACGCCGAATACTAACGAAGGTGAAACGGAAGAAGAAACGCATGCGAACGATCAGAACTTAAAAGCGGCACTTGCACAGGAACGCGCAAGACGTAAAGCAGCGGAAGAACGTGCTAGACAATTCGAAGCGCAACAAAAACCAATTGAGTTACCGCAAGAAGAAGTATCAAATATTCGCGACTTCGTACGCCGTGAAGCGTTAAAACGTTTCAATATGACGGCGGAAGATTTAGAAGGTTTGATGTATGAAGATGCTGAAAAGTACAACGAATTTATTCGTTTTGAAGCTAATGCAGAATACGCAATCACCAATCAGCAAATTGCAGTACATCAACAACGGCAAAAAAACGTAAATTTTGTGAATGAAATTAAATCGCTACCAAACTTTAACGAGTTGTATCAACGCGGTTTAGACAAGTTAAACGGAATGATGATGCGTGATGCACAACCGATTAATGATGCATTTTATCGTGTTGATCAGGGCGAAGGTACAGAAGCCGATTTTGAAACCATTAGAAAATTTGTTGATGAATTGCAAAATGAACGGGCGACAAGTACCGAAGTACCAAACAACCCACTAGAAGTAGCGGCGACATTGCCTAAGGCTGGCGCACTCAATGGTGGCGTTCCTACACCTAACAAGGTAACGGAAGAAGATATTTTAAAAGCGTATGACACAGGCAATCTTGATGCATTGCCGGACGATGTACGCAAATATTTTGACGAATTATAAGAGGTAATATATGGCAGAACAAAGAAATCAAGTAACTATCCCAGCGGCGTTAGTCCCTAAGATTTGGACTAAAAAAGTATTGCACGAAGGTTTGAAAGATTCCTTCTTTGATAAATTCACGGCTCTTGACGGATCTAATGTAGTACACAAAAACAAAGACCTTACAGGCGTAAAAGGTGATGCAGTAACATTTGGCTTGATGATGAATTTAAGCGGTGCTGGTGTTGAAGGTAACCGTGCGACATTGACTGGTAACGAAGAAGCATTGAACATCTATGACTTCACCGTACAAACTCAACTCGTACGTAACGCAGTATCTCGCTTTGAAGCAGACGACCAAAAAACACAATACGACATGTTGAAAGAAATTAAAGGTGCGTTGAAACAATGGTTAGCAGATTGGCAAGATAACAAGTTAATCGCTAAGCTTTCCGCATCTCCTACATCTGGTGAAACACTTTATGCATCTTCCGCCGGTACGCAAGCATCTATCACAGCAAACGATAAATTGACTACTACACTCATTTCTCGTGCTAAACGTAAGGCGCAAATGCACGGCCCTAAAGTACAACCGATTAAAGTTGACGGCATGGACAAATTCATTATGTTGGTTTCTCCTTGGGCAGCTCGTGATTTGAAAGATGATGCAAAATGGTTGGCAGCACAACAAAACGCCAACGTTCGTGGTTCTAAAAACCCTATTTTCACAGGCGCATTAGGCGAATATGACGGCGTTATTCTTTACGAATACGAACGCGTATTGAACGACAAAACAGGTGCATCTAGCGCTAACGTATGCCATAACTTGTTATTGGGTAAACAAGCGGCATGCTTTGCGGTATCTCGCCCAGCTAAACATATCAAACAAGTGGACGACTACGGCAACGTAGAAGGTAACGGTATTGCTTTCTACGGTGCGATTGAAAAATCCAAGTTTGATAGCAAAGATTACGGCGTAATCAATGTAATGACTGGCGGCGTAGTAGAAGCATAATTTCAAAGGTCTAGGCGGGGTAACACCCGCCTTTATTCTTATATGGGGTGAATATGAACGTAAAGCACATAATCAATAGGGCGTTCATGCAAATAGGCGATACATCGCAAGAACAATATACTCCGTATTACTTATTGGAGTATTACAACGAAGGTAATCACTTATTAAATGCCCTGATAGGCCAATATTGCCCAAGCCTTGCAAGGGGTACTTTTGAAGGCAAGGGGCGCGGACGAATTGTATTACCATTTCAATGCATTAGCATATTAAATGTTAAAGCAGATGATGCGGAGGTACAAGGGTATCAAGTATTGAATTTGCAAACAGTGGTATTTGATGCGGATCATGAGCAAAAAATCACCGTTGATTATATAAAGACTGCTGGCTATAAAACGTTAGATGATGAAAGCGGACTACCGGCAGAACTTGAAACATTGTTAGTTGATTACATCGTATATCGCATAATGAACATGGATATAACCGGTATTACTGGCAATATGGTTAGTGCGTTGCAATCAATCAATGAAGGTTTGGGAAATAATGAAAGCGTAATTGCGGAAGGGTATTGGAGTTATGGTTGTAAGCGAATTGATTACTCTTGTTAATGTAGAGTCAAACGAAATACTTGACGAACAATTAGAATATATCCAGTACATTAACGCCGCTATTGATTGGCTAACTACTATTCTTGTTAGTATTAAAGACCGTGAAGTAGTTAAGAATATGGATATACCAAATCTAAAAGGCGTACCGTCCGACTTTATGGGGTTCGTTCCTAAGAGTGGTTATCCTATCCGCATCATTAACGGAACTTTTGAAACCTATGACGGGAGAACGGTTAAAGAAGTATTCTATAGTGTTCTCAAAAATCACGTTGATGATTTAGACGACCCTATTCCGTTTTCTGAATTCTTTCATCAGTATTTAGTGCAGCTTATATCTTTCATGGTAAAGAAGAAATCGCTTATGACTGATTACGCTGCCTATGATAAGACGTTCATCGATTACATCACAGAGCAAATCAAAACGGCACGAGGTATCACATAATGGGCGTAAAACAGGTAGCAATAACAAACGGCTTCCGATTGGGCCTTGATTGGTCGAACCCACCGGAAAACATTGACATTCAAGCCTTAACACAGGCTAGGCAATGCGAATTCGACAGGACAGATAATGCCTTGCGTACCGTTCCGGGTGTTCGTGTATTGTATGATTTTGGACTACCAGTAGAAACGCTATATTATGATGTCTATCGCAACAAATGGTATTTTTCTAGTGGTAGAAATCTATATTCTACTGATTTCAATACTAATACATTACTAGGCACGTTAAACGGCACAGGAGAGCCAAAGTATCATGCATTTGGCGGTGATATTCTCATTGCTAGTGGTGATAAATTACAAGTTATCTCCGGTGCTGGTAAATTGGCTACTATCGAAAGTCCTGTATGCGATATAGTATCCAGCCATTCTGGGCGTGTACTGATTGCATCGACTCATTCGCATCGGTTGAACTGGTCGGCCGTAGGCGACTATAACGCATGGACTCACAACAATAACGATGCATCTAGTGCGCAGTATGTAGACGTTGGATATAAAGACCAAGGCAGCATTATTGCCGTTGATTTCTTATCACGTGCGATCATCGTATATAAGGAATACGGGCGCGTGTATCAAGTTGTAGGTACGCCAGATGCACGGAATTTAACTGTATACCCGCTATCCTCTACCGGCTACTGTAGCGGTGCAACGATAAGTATTGATGATCGTAGCTATTATCTAGGCAATCAAGGCTTTATGTCATTTATGCCTACTAATACCTATGCAGAGATACAACCGTTTGAAACTGGATTGAACATCAATTCATATCTGTTGAAATACATTACAAAGGATTGTGAAGCGTGGCATATACCTAGTCGTAAGCAACTTTGGATACGACCATATAACGGTGATACAGTATTCATCTATCATTACTTGCCACGCTATGAGGACGGGCGCGGCGTGTTCACATCACGTAAATTCACACATAACATCAATGATGCGGTAAATGTTGATAAAGAAGTATATATAGCCTATGGCAATAAAATCGGTATTCTTGACGAAACCATAGATACAGATGATAGCGTACAAATTCAAACATCAATCGTAAGCGGCAATAGGCTGGCAACAAGACAATTCATATTAATCATGAATTATAACTTTGTAACGCATAACCTAATATCTGGCTATGGTACTATTGGCATCTCAAACAAGAAGCCTAAGCCGATTGAATTCGCTAGCAAGTCGATTAAAACCTACTATGCGAACTTTAAGACACATGATTACAAAGTGCCGATGAATGTTAACGAATACACGAAGGCTTATAAAATTGGCGGCGGTGCTAACCGTAACGTACAATTCAAAATCAATGTTCAAAAGGGCGCTATTTCATTACGCCAGTTAGATTACACATACGAGGAAGTATAATATATGGCTTATAAAGAAAAATACCCTTTGGATATAACGCCACAGGGTGATACAGTACCGGAAAGCATACAGAAAAACCGGAACGAATTATTGAATATTGCACAATCAATGGAATTAAAATCCGGTGGCGGCGGCGGTGGCGGCGGCCTAAGAAATCGCGTGTTAAGTGGTAAGGTTAGCAATGGCGAATTTGCGTTCTTAACCGGCGATAATTTAAGCGTGATGATTGACGGTAGTCAAACACCGGTTCTCTTGTCATTCGCTGACGGTTTCAACGATTACGGCGCGGTTGATTATGTGCAGACGGTAACCCGTAAGCAAAGTGCATGGAGCCTACCGGCTAATAGTACATCGTATTTGTATGTCGAACGCTCCGCATCTGGGGGCCTAAGTTATGGCAGCACAACGCTTGAACCATTGCGACAACCAAACGCACCGGAAGCGGCAACAGATAAAATGTACTACAACACCACAAGCGAAAAAATGAATGTGTACACAGGTACATATTGGAAAAGCATTTTACGTGTAGTGGTAGCCATAGCGGTAACAGATGCAACGCGTGTAAAGTCAATCAAGTATTATGATCCGTACCTAAACACGGCAACCGATGCCGTGATTGGTAAACGTAGGGTAGACGGTAAAGACTATTTATTAACAGAAATACTTAATGCATTGGCTGACACAATCAAAAACATAGCTGGTGATGAAACATTCACCACTAACCCAGCAATGACATTGAAAGCAATTTCTGGAACAATCAAAGATTTAGAAAAAATCTATTACAAGAGAACAGATACTGTAGTAGAAGCCACGCATGCAGCAAGCGCAGACGAGGCGAAACATGCAAAAACTGCCGATACGGCAAAAAATGCAGAAGCTTGTGTTAAAAAGTCCGGTGATACCATGACGGGTACGTTAAAGGTACAGGGCCTTTCTAACGGTTCGATTGATTTAGATTATTACGCTAAAAACAAAATTGGTTATAGTGGCTTTACCTTTGGTGAATGTAACAACTACCGCGTTTGGGATACCCAGTGCTGGGGAACTGGCGCTATATTCTCATGGAATGCAAACGATAATCGTGTATTAGGTACGCAGCTTTATTTTGCTAACAGTAAAGCTGCCTTTATTCGGTTTGATAATGACTCAAATGATGCTGGAGCATGGCAACGTATAGCAACATTTGAAAACAATAACACGCTAACATTCCCTAACGGCGCTAAATTGAGGATAGAATAATGCCTAATCTAGTACTTGAAAAAGGCGGTCAAACATACCGTTTCGGACTTAACACAGATAAATCCGTAACAAATGGTAAAGCGGTACCAGTAACATATAACGGCGTTGATTACTACGCACGATATGGAACCGATGCAACACCGTTAAAAATCGAAGTAAACGGGCGGACGTATTCTATCCAGTATGATGCGGTAGAATTTACGCGGTACTATTGGGAACGCCGTGCAAGTGATACAAGCGCATACAGTACAACTTTGTTTTTCCCTAAAGGTCAGTATAGTATAACGCTTGACGGTAGCAATAAAAGAAGCTGGAATATCAATGTTAATGATAGCGGAAATAAAACCGTATCAATCAGTTTTCCGGGTTCTACTTATAACAAGAGTTTAAAATGTTCAGTAAGTGGTTTATTTGATAACTACGTCGTAGCCGGTAATAACTGGAATAAAGTAACGATCGAACGAATAGGGGACTAACGATGCAACTTGAAAGCCTTGAAAGCATGATTAAAGACTATGAACGGCGGACAGGGGAGCGTATCAGCCTAAGTGGTTTTTACTTCGACGAAAACAACAATTATAAAGATAGTTACAACTACTATTTCAAATTCTTCCCTAATGCTGGGTTCCTATTCTGGACTATCAACGAACATGACGGCCAGCGGTACTTTACTATCTGGCAGACATACGGTGATATGAAAGTCATAGGTAAATATATTGTTGAAGTGATGAAGTTGAATGATCTTGATTTGATTGTTACGGCTACACATCGTAGTGTGCGTGGTTTCATCAAAAAGTGGAATATGGAACGTGTTCCGCACATGGACTATACCTATAACGGTTTTAATTACAAAGTATTAAAAACAAAGCGTGAGCATTTGGAAGCTACTTTGTAGAAAGGAAAAGCATGTTTACATTTGACTTGCAATTATTTGGGGGCGGTAAAAAATCAAAGGTGCAAAGTATAGGCGCTAATTTGCCACCAGCCGGCCCCGAAGAAAAGCAACTCTTACAAGGGCAAATGGATTGGATGAATAGAACCAATCAAAGCGCCAACACCTTGCAAGGCATGGGCGATAGGGCCTTAAATAATGTAGTCGCTCCGCAATATCAGCAAATGTACAATGCATATTTGGGGACTAACAAAGACAACCAAAATGCACTTGCTGCATTGCAAAATCAAGTGGCGACGGCTGGCGCAAAAAACCTAACTGACAACACCAGATATGCTAACCAGTTAGGAGCCAGCGTTGATGCTATGAACAATGGAGCGGGGCAACTGGCGAATGAATACAACGGCGCATTATTGAAAAATCAAAACGCAATGGATAGCATCACAAACGGCCAAATTCCTACGGCTTATGCAGATGCTAGACGACAAGCGTTAAACAATGATTTACAGGCGACTGTAGGTAATGCAGTATCTAACTTAGCCAGTCGTGGTATTGTTAATTCCTCTATCACAGATAATGCATTGAATGATATTAGCAAGAACGCATCAAATACACTTGCGGCACAATATGCAAATGATTTGAACCAAGCGGCGGCGCTTAATTCACAAGCATTTAACAATAGTTTGAGTGGTATCGGTGCAAAAATGGGCCTTTGGGGTAACACCTATAATAACCAACAAAACGGCATCGTAAATCAAGCGAACTTGTTAAATCAAGGATACACAAATCAAATGAATAATGCCGGTACTGCTGCCGGCCTAGTAGGTCAGCGCGAAGGGTTAGCGCAAAACCCTATTAATACTGGCGCAACAACACAAAGTGCATCTACTCAACCGGCTAAAGATTACTATTCTATGAGCCAACTGAATAATGCGGATCAAGAAGATTTATTAAACAGATATATGACGTTACGCTATGGCTTAGCGCAACCAGCACAAACAATGGTTAAGCAAGGTAACGGTGGATTTTTAGGAGGTCTTATGAAAGGTTTTTGTTTTGTAGCGGGTACTGAAATTGCAACGCCAGAAGGTGGCAAGGTTATTGAAGCGTTTGTAAATGGTGATACCGTTATTACTTTGGGTGCGGTCAATGATGTAATTGAATTACACGATATGGGCGAAAAAGAAACACATCGCCTTGAAACCGCATCCTTTGGCGTTACAACCACAGACACAGAAAAATTCTTAACTCCGGAAGGATTAAAATTAGCCAGTGAATTAGTTGTTGGCGAAACAGTAGTAATGACTGTTAATGGTTATGAACCTGTAACGATTAGCGAAGCAACTGGCAATACTGAACATGTATATGAATTGCAATGTACTGGTGATAATCTCTTCTATGCTAACGGCATTATGGCGGAAGGCATCAATGAAGAGGAATTGAAAGCGATTGCAGATGCAAAGAAACTAACTGAAAACACCGGCAAGAAAGACGATAAAGAAACTGGTGAAGGAACAGATGAAACAAATGATCCAACAGATGAAAATTCGGAAGATACTAACGAAGTAACAGATGAAAAAGCAACAAAGAAAACTAAAGGTAAGAAATCGGAGAAAGTAGAGGAATAACACAATGGGCGTTATTTATTTACAGGATTATAACCCGTGGGAAAGTATCGGCGAGTTGGCTGGTCGATACGGTGGGTATCGTTTAGGGCAAATTCAAAATAACCGCATGGCGCATGGATACCAAGACATGC